GAGTACGTTTCAATGGAAATTGATTTGGAAATTCTTGATATGCTTATCGTTAACGCACACACAGACGGTGGTACATTCAATGCGGCTGCTGATCTCCAAGGTGGTGAGACTCAAGGAACATTGTTCCAGAAGCTCGGCACAAAGATTCAAAAGGTGAGTAACACAATTCATCAATTGACCCTTCGTGGTGGTGCAAACTTCTTGGTTTGTTCTCCACAAGTTGCTACCGTTCTTGAAAGTATCCCAGGATACGCAGCTGACACAGACGGAAATCAGTCTCAGTTCGCAATGGGTGTTACCAAGGTTGGTGCATTGAACAATCGTTTCCAAGTCTACAAGAACCCATACATGACAAGTGGTGACGTTCTTATCGGATTCCGTGGAACAAACTTCCTCGAAACTGGTGCAGTTTATGCTCCGTACATTCCGTTGATCCAAACTCCTTTGGTATACGATCCAGTTAACTTCACACCACGTCGTGGAGTAATGACTCGTTATGCTAAGAAGATGGTTCGTCCTGAATTCTACGGAAAAATCTCTGTTTCCGGTACAGCAGATCTTTAATTCTGCAAAGGATAACACAAAATTTAAGAGGGGTTCGTTTGAACCCCTCTTTTATTTTATAACGATTACTATAAGTGATGTATATTTATAGACATGGACGAAGAGAATAACGAAGAGAACGCAGAACAAAGTGTAGAATTAGAACGAGTTAGGTGGGATGGAACATTAAGTTCACCCATTGGAAAAACTCCGTTTGGTTTTTTTGATAATGATCAGTCGTTTGTCGGATTTGCTCCAAGAGCAGCTGATTGGGCAGCTAAAAGACTAGGTCATCCAATCGTTGATGTAGAAATGATTGATGTACAATTTTATGCTTGTTTTGAAGAAGCAATTACTGAATATAGTTCACAGGTAAATCAATTTTCAATTAAACAAAATTTATATAGTTTAAAAGGAACTACCACAAGTGTGAATTTAACAACTTCGGTTATGCAAACACAACCTTTGCCATTTTATTTAAAACTATCTGAAGCATACGGAGCTGAAGTGGGTACGGGGGGTAATGTTGATTGGAGAAAAGCAAGTCTCAAAGTAAAATCAGGTGTACAAACATACGATTTACAAGGTTTATTTAATCAATATTATATTTGTCCAAAAACAGGTGAAAAGAAAATAGAACGAATTGAAGTTAAAAGAATTTGGCATCACCCACCTCCTGCTATGAATAAAATATACGATCCGATGTCTAATTCGGGTATGAGTCATTCAAATTTACTAAGTGAATTCAATTGGAACGGAATGTCTCCCCTTGGTACACAATTTTTACTAAGACCTGTAAATGAAGATTTAATGAGATTACAAGCAATTGAATTTAATGAACAAGTAAGAAGAAGTGCATTTGGATTTGAGGTGATCAATAATAAATTAACTATCTTACCCGTTCCACAGAAAGATTTTACATTGTGGTTTGATTATGTATATAAACGAGAACGAGATTTAGCAGCTATTCAAGGTTATGTGGATGCTGATGAATTTAATACTATACCAAAAACACAAACTCAAATTGAAGAATCAACCACACAACAAGTGGTTTCAACAGAAACGAGGCAAGGTTTAGACGATGGAACTTGTCATACAGAAGAAACACAGAAAAAATCTTCGGTTGGTTGTGATTCAAGTGTAACTGATGTTAGTAATGCTCCATATGAGTTTCACAACTTTGGTTCAATAAATGATGTAGGAAAACGATGGATAATGAAATATTATTTATCTTTGTGTAAAGAACTACTTGGAGCAATTCGTGCAAAATATCAAAGTATTCCAATTCCTGGTGGTGAAACCTCATTAGATGGTTCTGAATTAAGAGCAGAAGCACAAAATGAAAAAGAGCAGTTGATAACCGAATTACGAGAAGATTTAGAAGTTACGAGTCGTAGTACAACAAGTGAGCAACTAAATCAAGTTGCTGATAATTTACAAGAAAACTTAAGAAAAGTACCAAACTTTTTATACATAGGATAATGGAACGATCAAGGGGAAGATATTTTTCACGTAGAGATGTTCGTTTTATGAACAGTTTAAACGGAGAGTTGATGCTAAATATTATAGAGCAAATAATTGTTGTATATAAAATAAATCCAGAACAAACTAAGTCTACAATTTACGGAGAATCTATGAACAAAGTTTACTATACTGGTGTAGAAACAAGTTGCTTGGTAGAATCTGACCCACAATCAACTAGTTACGAAGGGTTTGGACCCGATGTCAAGAAGGGAACTATATTTAGATTTCATCAAAAACTGTGTGAAGCAAAAGATATATATCCAGAAATTGGAGATATCGTGATGTGGGAGAATACATTTTTTGAGATTTCAAATATAGTAGAAAATCAATTTTTGGGTGGGCAACCAGAAAAGAATTATAGTTTGTTGTGCAACGCACATATGACACGTAAAAGTAAATTGAATATAGTACCAAGAACTCAATAACATGGATTACGATAAAGTAAATAATCCTTTTATTACACTTAGGAATCATAAAACCGATAAAGAATTTACGGTTGATTTGAGTAAAGATGTGCCTAATGTTTCAAATGATCCAAATATGTCTAATCTTAAAAAATCAAATCATGCGTTGTATTCTGATAATCGTGCCGAGAAATTAAGATGGGGTGATGATGTAAAAACATTTGGTAACTATTCAATTACTTTGGTTGATATAGATAATATAATTTATGAATATTTTACTAATGTTATTAATCCAACTGTTATTGATACAAACGATTCAAAAATAAGTGTACCTGTTAGACACGCATCACCTGAGAGGTGGAGTGCAATTCAAAATGACGGTAGATACAGAGATGACAAAGGTCAGTTACAAAGACCTATTATAGTTTTCACTAGAACTGGTGTAGCAAAAGATGATTCATTTGTTACATTTAATAAATATTTGTCTGTTCCTGTAGTCAAAAAATTTAGTAGTAAAAATTCATACGATAAAATAAGTTTATTAAATAACGCAGAACCTTTGCATGAAATACACAACATAACTTTTCCTGATCATGTAGTTTTGACATACGACTTTACAATAAATACAGAGTATGTTGAACAAATGAATCAGTTAATTGAAACTATAAATTTTGCTGATAATGATTACTGGGGTGATCCTGCTAGATTCAAGTTCAGAGCAAATATAGATTCTTTTTCAAATTCAGTTGAAGTACCATCTGATGATGACAGATCGGTTAGTTCAACTTTCACATTAACTATAAATGCGTATTTACTTCCATTGGTTTTCAATAATCAAACAAATATAAAAAGAGGACTGAGTACACGAAAAGTGATGTGGGGAACAGAAGCACAGAATGTATCCGTTGACGAGTTGGGAAAACCAATTAAACATAGTCAGTCTGAGTTATCGCTTGATTTTAAGAAAAAAGAAAACACAACAGAAAAGAGTTTTATATTGAACAGAAAATCACCAAAAGTTTATTTAACAAAAGAACAGAGTGATACTTTTATTGTGAGAATTTGGAAAGATGTTGTTGATTATACTATCAATATAGAAGGCAGAAACTTTAGATTTAATATAGATGAATCTAACCATAGAATAATATGGGATGTTGGTTCGTCTGAAATAGAAATTACTACCAACAATCAATATACCATTGAAATTGATACCGATTGTGTAGTGCAGATAATTACTAAAAATGCTTTGGAACTTTTGTTAATAAAATTTATTTAATATTATCATTGAATAATTGGAATTTATTTGTTACCATAAGTTTATGGAAAATAATCAATGTAAAATTACCGAAGATGAAAAAAATGAATTGGTGGAGTTAAATGCAGAATATCAAAATCTTCTTTTGTCAATGGGTGAACTGTCAGTAAATGAAATTACTTTAAAGGCAGAACTTAAATCAGTAAGACAGACCAAGAAAAAATATAAAGAGTCACTTATCCAATTTAAAAACAAAGAAACTATATTTTCAGATAGACTAACAAAAAAGTATGGTGCAGGAGATTTAGATATTTCTTCTGGAATATATGTTAAAAGTTAGTATTTTAGATAAATATTAAATTTTGGAATTTTTTAACTATATTTATTTTAAAAGTTTCATTTTTTAACCATTAACAACTCAATATAGGAGAAACCCAAAGATGGCAGAACGTATAGTAAGTCCGGCAGTATTCACCAATGAAATAGATTCAACTTTCTTGGTTGAAGGAATTTCGGCAATAGGTGGTGCGATTGTAGGTCCTTTCACAAAAGGTCCAGCATACTCACCAACCATTGTAACAAGTATTAACGAATTAGAAGCACTGTTTGGTGTTCCACAAGGTATCTATTACCAACCATTCACCGCACGTGAATATCTTCTACAACAGGGAGTTGTCACAATCGTGAGAACTGGTGCTCTTGAAGGGTGGTATAATTTACAAGCACTTGCGATTAAAGCAGAGTTTGTTACCGCAAGTCTCGATCAATCAGATATTGCAGAAGGTGACATTCCAAAAGAAGCAGTAATTGGTGTATTGGCAAATACTTTAAAAGAAAAAAATAACGATGGTTCGTTAATTCTAAAACCAAACTTGGCATCTCCAAGACAAACAAGTATCGGATTCTACGGATCATACCTAGCAGATAATGATGACAATCAAGTTACTGAACTAGTAATGAGCAGTGAGAACACAACAGGTAAGTTAGTGTTGCGACAAGTTTTCAATGAACAAGATAGTGCTACATCTAACAATGTACTTGAACCAACTGAACTTGGTTCATTTACATTTAGTATCGATCCATCATCTCCTAACAGTTTACAAAATATTTTTGGTAGAGCACCACAACGAAATGTTAAACCTGCGTACTTTGATTCATATTTTGAAAGTACACAAGCAGAACTTTTCAATCTTATGAAACCTGTTGCTGACGGTGGTGTGGCTGCAGAATACAAATTCACAATTGAAATGAGTGATGATTTCTTAAACTTTTCTGCTCAGTTAGAAGATGCGGATGGTGACGGATATCTTAATTACGAAGACACAGATTATCAGTATCCTGCATACGATGGTGCTGGAAAAGGTGAACACGCTTGTCGTCCTGCTTCCACTCCATATGTAATGTCACAAGAAATCAGTGGTTCAAGATACGAACTGTTTAGATTTCATACTCGTAGTTTCGGTCAATCTGCTAATCGTGAAATAAAAGTTGGTATTTACAATGTTAAAACTCCAGGAACTCTTGATGGAACTGAATATGGTTCATTTAGTGTTATTGTTCGTGGTTTTAATGATAACGATAAAACTCAAGATGTTATAGAAGATTTCCGAGATGTAACTCTTGATCCATTGAGTGCTAGATATCTTCCACGTGTTATTGGTGATCGTTATACATACATCAATGAAATGGGAAAAATTATTGAACGTGGTGATTATGTAAATGGAAGTGATTGGATTCGTGTTGAAATGCCAAAGCAAAGTATTGCTCCTACACAGTGTATGCCATACGGGCACGCTGCATATCAATGTCCAATTGGAGTTTTAGATTTACCAGAACCAAAATATTCATATGCATCTCAATACTCACGTGTACCAAAAAGATACTTCTGTGGTGCAGTATTCAATGAAGATTCACCCGATGGAGTTCTTGTAATTCCTGCGTGGAGTAAAGATACAATTGAATTATTTTCTCCAATTCCTGAAAATTCTGGATTCGCTGGTGTTGGATTTTACATGGATCAATCTGGAAAAATTGAAAAAGATATTGACGGACAGATTGAAACTGAAACATTTGTTTCTATTCCAACTGTACCATCAAGTGCAAGTGAAGAAGCAGATGCACGTGGTCATCGCAGATTCTTAATGGGATTTCAAGGTGGTGAAGACGGAGATTCTCCTGTTTTACCAGTTCTTCTTGGTGATGATATTCGTGCCGATAATGTACAAGGAATGGATTGTAGTAAACGATTCAGTGCTGGTACACAAGGTTACGAACGAGCATTCAAAGCACTTAGCAACCAAGACGAGTTTGATATTAACTTGCTAGTGACACCTGGACTTACATTGGATTTACATAGAAGTGTTATCAACATGGGTGTTGATTTGTGCGAAACACGTGAAGATTGTTTTTACATTCTTGATTGCGTTCAAGCAAACGGACAACCTGGGTTGGTAGATGAAGCAGTATTACAAGCATCAACTATTGATAGTAATTACGCTGCGACATATTATCCTTGGGTTAAGATTATTGATCCTGCGACTAACGCACTTCAACCCTTTCCACCGAGTGCTATTATGCCAGCAGTATATGCGGCCAATGATAAAACCGCTGCTGAGTGGTTCGCACCTGCCGGTTTAAACCGAGGTGGTTTAGAAGGAGCAGTTAGTGTTCTTGATCGTCTTACATTTGCAGAAAGAGATACTCTTTACGAAGGTAAGGTTAACCCAATTGCTCAGTTTCCTGGACAAGGCATTGTTGCTTTCGGTCAAAAGACTCTTCAGAGAAGAGCATCTGCACTTGACAGAATCAATGTTAGACGTCTATTGATTACTCTCAAGAAGTTTATTGCAAGTACATCACGTTATTTGTTATTTGAACAAAATACCGCTGCTACTCGTAACAAGTTCTTGGCAATCGTCAATCCTTACTTAGAAGCAGTTCAACAACGTCAAGGTTTGTATGCGTTCAATGTTATCATGGACGAATCAAACAACACACCTGACTTGATTGACAGAAACATCCTTTATGGACAAATCTTCTTGCAACCAGCACGTGCAGTTGAGTTTATCATACTTGATTTTAACTTACAAGCAACCGGTGCCGCTTTTGGGTAAGAATTAAATAATAACTTAAAATAAAAAAACCCTTCTACGGAAGGGTTTTTTTGTGGATATATATTTATAGTAGAATGAATCAAAGTTTAACAGATATAGTAATTGAAATTCAGTACGATGAATTTGTGTCGTTTGTAAACGAACATAAACTAACGGAAACTACTCAACTAATAAACGAAATAATAATACCAGGTAAGTTAAAGAAAGCATGGGGATTCATAAAAGATTTAAAAGAAAAACTTTCCGTAAAATTAAAAGACTTGGTTAAGTTGTTTATGGATAAAGTTGTTTTTAAGTTCTTTGCAAAGATTAAGTTCAGTATGGATTATTTGTTTAAACTTGTTAAAAAAGGATTTAAGGCATACAAGGAAGTGATAAAGGCAATAGGTGAGTATGTGGCAAGCACTAAGGTTGGAAAGTGGACAGAAGAGAAACTAAAGCAATTAGATGATTTTCTAGCAAAGCACCCACGAACCAAGAAAATAGCAGGATTAGCAGTTGCGGGTATACTCGTTTATATTTGGTTAAATATGACATTCACAGGAAATGCAGATTATGATTTTGATATGGGTGACATGATTATGGCACTTGGTGGAGGATTCACATTATCAAAGTTATTTGCGGGACCAGAAGGAATGGCACTTTTAACATTGTTTGCAACAGGAATGATAGGTTTATCATTTCCATGGCCAGGACCTCAACATATGCAGTTTATAGGAGCTGTATTATATGGTTCAGCAAAAATAGTTGGAAAAAAACTAACCAAGGATAAAAATAAATAAATATATTTTTTATTTAAATGGATATTTATTAATGTGTTTTACAAAAAAACAACTTTTCAATAATCAAACCGATATTTATTAAAATAAGTTACAACCTAAAAATTTGGAGAAATAAACAATGGCAGAAGTAATAGATGTAAACGAAATGTTCTTTACGGCATTCGAACCAAAAACAGCAAACAGATTCATTATGTATATGGACGGATTACCCGCATATTTAATTAAGTCTGTAACACGTCCTAATCTTAATATAGATCCAGTAACAATCGATCATATTAATATTAAAAGAAAACTACGTGGTGGTAAAGCAGAATGGCAAGATATCACGATGACACTTTATGATCCAGTTGTTCCAAGTGCCGCTCAAGGTGCAATGGAATGGATTCGTCTCTCTCACGAATCAGTAACTGGTAGAAATGGTTATGCCGACTTCTACAAGAAAGACATGACAATTAATCTGCTTGGTCCTGTCGGTGATAAGGTTGAAGAATGGACAATCAAGGGTGCTTTTTGTACCGCAGTTGACTTCGGTACATTAGACTGGTCAACGGGCGATCCTTTGAATGTTAATTTAACTGTTGCGTATGACTACGCAATTCTTCAATACTAAGAAGAACTTAATAACTTGGTTGTATTTAAAAAAACTCCCTTCGGGGAGTTTTTTTGTTTTTGTATATATTTATTAATACAATGAAATCTGACAAACTTAAAAATCAAATACTTGATATCTTTGAAGAAATAAAACAAGATACTCAAAGTGAACTGCAATTAGAAGGTCTAAGTGGTGCGTATGCAAAACTTGCAAAATTCTTACTTCAACAAGTAAAAGGAGGAAAATTTCTGCGAAATTATGATATTGATGATAATGTAGGTAGAATGGTATTTCAAACTGGTAGTGGCAAAAAGATAGTTTTTAATGATATGAAACTTGGTGTAACTGCAAACAAGACGTGGAAGGGTAGAAAGGATAGTGAGTTTTTCAGTTATAAAGATCACAAGAAAATACTAAGTTTTGCTCTTGCAGATATTTAATAAAAAAACTCAGTTTCCCTTTAAATATTTTTTTCTTGTATATGTATATATATTGGTGTATATTATACCAATATTTTAAAAAGGTTATAATTTTATGGAAAACGAAGATAGTATTAAAATCCCAGACGAAGTTCGTCAGGCAATGAAAAGTGATGGACCAACCGCATCTGAAACACAAAACGTCAGAACCACTGATGCAAATGTACTTAAACAACAAACTGACACTGTTCAAAAAACAGAATATCCAAGTGAAGTTGTAGATTTACCAAGTAAAGGGTGGTTTTATGATCAATCTTCACCACTTGCAAGTGGTCGAGTAGACATCAAGTACATGACTGCAAAAGAAGAAGACATTTTAACAAGTCAAAATCTTATTAAAAAAGGAATCGTTTTAGATAAATTGCTTGAACAACTTATTATTTCTCCTGGTGTTAAATTAGATGATATTTTAGTTGGTGATAAAAATGCAATTTTTATCGCTGCACGTGTTCTTGCGTATGGTAAAGACTATAAAATTAAGTTTAAAGACCCATCAACTGGTGACGATGTAGAAGATACAATTGATCTTACTAAATTAGACCCACGAGAATTAAATTTTGAAAGTTATACACGTGGTGATAATATTTTTGAATATACACTTCCCCATAGTGAACGAGTAGTTCATTGGAAGTTACTTACTCATTCAGATGAACAAGCAATTGATGCAGAACTCAAGGGAATGAAAAAGTTTACAAAGAACAAGAACCAAACATCAGAAGTTACAACTCGTTTAAAGTATGTAATTAAAGCATTAGACGGAGACGATGATCGTGCTAGAATCAAAAGTTTTGTAGATAAAGAATTGCTTGCACGTGATAGTTTGGCATTTCGTGAACATATCAAGGAAAATACTCCTGATTTAGATATGACATTTAACTTTGAATCGGAAGACACCGGTTATACTGAAAGGATGACGATCCCATTAGGGGTCGACTTTTTTTACCCTTCCACCGGAGTATAGAATAGGTTTACACGAAGAGATTTTTAATCTCTGTTATTATAGTGAAGGTGCTTTTAATCAAAGCATCGTATACAATATGCCGATTTATCTGCGTAGGTTTTACTCACGAAAATTGTTGGATGTAAAAACAAAAGAAAATGAGCAAGTAAAAGCTCAACAAGCAAAAGCAAAAACATCTGCTTCTCCTCGTTCTAAACCATCATTTAGGTAGTCGTTTTTCCACATAAATTCCCACAGACATATATTTATACATGGATATATGTACACTCTCTGGAATTTATAATATGGAAAAAAATAAAATCACTAAAAAAGAACCTCTAAACGAGGAACAAATATTGCACGAATTCTTTGGAAAATTGGTAACAAAGATATTCAATAGTAAAGCACTTAAAGTCGGAAAAAAAATGTTTAAAGATCCTCGTATGGTTAAAGCATTTGATGATTACGTTGAAGATACCAAAAAATTTAAACAAGAATTAAAAAGACTCGGATTAACAAGTAGGCAAGATTTAATAGACGCAACAAAAAATGATCCGAACTTAAAAACATATAAAGACCTTATGTAACTGGATATATAGTTTTGGATATTATAGACGTTACAGATTTTACTCAGACACTGCAAAAGTCAGTGACTGAAAATCTTGCGCCTGAATTCAAAGCAATTAAAACTGATATAGTCAAAAAATTTCAAGAAGCAATACTTGAAGGAAATTATGATATTGCTATAGAAACCGTTGGTGATGATAAAGTTAAAGCTTTAAATCAAAACTTAGCTGGAAGTTCTACATATTTTGAACAAATAAGAAAATTTTCCGAAGAACTCAAAGGTGATTTATCAAGTCATGTAAGTAAATCAGACCAACTCGCAGAAATAGGTAAAAAAAGAACTGATATTACAAACAATATCGCAGAACGTCAGACAGACTTAAAAGAAGTAACTGAACAAACAATTCCAGGTATACAATTACAACTTGAAAAAGAACAAGAAGCACTTCTTTTATTGAATGTAAAAGATTCTGCATATGATTCACAAAAAGATAAAGTCAAACAAATTGAAGAAACCTTATCACGGGCAAATACCAAAGTAGCAGGATATATCGGACAAATTGAAGCTGCAACTCATTTTAGAGATACTGAGTTGGCAACACTTGAACAAATTGCAAATACAACGGGAGTTTCTTCGGATCGTTCAAGTAAATTAAATCAGCACCTACATAAACAAGTTAAATTGTCAGATGATAATTTAAAGAAAAATCAAGAGTTATTAGGAATTTTAGAAAAACAAGGTGATGCCAAAAAGAAATTAGTTGAACAAGCACAACCAATCTTAGAAGAATATGAGGGTATGCTCGATGGTATATCACAAGGAATAGATGGATTTTTTGGGAAGTTTCCATTGGTGGGGGGTATGTTATCTGCACATCTTAAAAAACCACTAGAAGAAGCAACTGATTTAGCAAAAAAATCTCTTAGAAAAGCATTTTTAGATGCAGCTGACGCAGCTGACAAAGGAGCAGGAAGTTTAGGAGCAATGGCAGCTGGAACAAAGTCTTTGGTATCTGGAATTGCCGGAATGGGAAAAGCAGTGATCGGAGCATTATTAAATCCGTTTACTTTAGTCTTGGTAGTGGTTGGTGGATTGTTATTTTTACTCAAAAGTGCATTTGGAGAATTAAGTCGTTTAGAAGGTGCTTCAAAAGATTTTAGAATGGAATTGGGTGCGTCTGCATTTCAAGTTGCGGGTATACGTGACCAAATGGAGCAAATTGAAAGATCATCAAAAAACGGAAGTGGTTTAGGTTTGGACATTGACAAATTATATGGAGCAGTTGGTGCATTTTCTGATGTAAACGCGGCCATTGATCATGCGTCTACTAATCAAGTAGAATTTGTAGCAAGAATGGAACAAACACTTGGTGTATCAGCTGCCACTACAACAAGTGCTATGTCAAATTTGATGAAACTGGGTGCTACTGCTCGTGGAGAAGCAGAAGGACTTGTTATGGAGATGCAAACTCTTTCTCAAAAACATGGAGTAAAATACGCACAAGTCATGGAAGATGTATCCAGTGCAGGTGAAGATGCTTTAGTATTTGCAAAAGGTTCTGCAAAAGCACTCGCAACTGGTGCAATTCATGCACGTCGTATGGGAAGTAGTTTAGAAGATGTAGCATCATCTGCTGAAGCATTATTAGATTTTGAAGGAAGCATAAATTCGGAAATGCAAGCAAGTACGATGTTTGGTAGACAACTCCACCTTCAGGGTCTTCGTCAAGCTGCAATGGCAGGTGATGCAAACGCAATGCTTCAAGAACGACATAAAATTATGGATTCATTGGGTGGGTTAGACAACATGAATCGGTTTCAACAAAAAGCACTTGCGGAAGCAATGGGTACAACTGTAGGTGAGTTGATGAACATGAACAAAGCCCGTGAACAAGAACGAATGCTACAAAACGCAGCTAATGCAGGAGAAGATTGGGCAAGGAAGGCCGTGGCAAGACGCAAAAAGGCAAAAGAAGAAGAAAATCTGACGGATATTCAAAAGTTGGAATTGATTGAAAAGCAAAATAATAAAGCCGAAACGATGGAAGCAATGCAGAAAAAAATGGGTGAAGCTTGGTTTCAAATAAAACAACAATTATTGCCGATTGTTGAAGCAATTATGCCTAAGATTATTGAATTTTTAGATCAATTTACAATTAAGAGTGGTGAAGGAAAAGATAAACAGGCAGAAATAGAAGCAATTGCTGAAAGAATATGGGGAGTGATCAAGGGGATTGGTGGTGCAATTATGTGGGTGGTGGAAAACTGGGAATTAGCACTAGGAGTTTTGATAGCATATAAAGCAACTATGATGACAATTAGTGCATTAACAACTGCAATTGCAACCGCATCTGCATCCGGTGGTGGTGGTGGTGGTAAAGGAGGAGGAATATTTGGAAGTATCGCTAAAGCAATCAATTCAATAAAACCAACTACAATGTTAGCAGCTGCAGCTGCAATGTTTATAATAGCAGGAGCAATGTGGGTTCTTGCGGAAGCATTAGTTAAAATGAACGAGGTTGAATGGAAAGCAGTTGGTATAATGGCAGTTGGATTGCTTTTACTTGTAGGAGCAGTTGCTGTATTAGGTAAAATAATGATGAGTGGTGTAGGTGCGGTTGCTATATTAGCAGGTGCAGCCGCACTGCTTATATTAGGTGCGGCCTTAATTCCGTTTGCATATGCAATGCAATTGGCTGCTCCTGCGATTGAAAAATTTGGGGAATTTATTGTTAATTTTGCGGGAGTAATGGTAACTGCACTTAAAGCAATCATCGATGGAATAATTAGATTTGCAGAAATTGTTGGTGGTACTATTGTAAAAGTATTTCAAACCATAGGTGGTATTATAGAATCAGTTGGAAACGCAATCGCAAACATTTACAAAGCAGTTTTTGAAGGATTTGCATCATTAATAACTTCCGTTGCAAATGCAATTTCGAGTACAATAACATCCGTGGGTGATGCGATTGTAGGTGTTGTAACTGCAATCGGTGACGCAATATCGGGTGTAATAGATTCAATTTCGGGTGGAATATCAGGAGTAATAAATTCTATAGCGGGAGCAGTAACATCTGTAACAGACGATATCATTCGTTTAAGTGGTGTTGATTCAAAGAAATTAACACAAGCATCTGATGCTATTTGGGAAATGTCAAAAGCAATGGCTGCTATGGGTGGTGCATCTGCAATAAATGGACTTGGTAATGCGGTAGGAGGACTTGGTAATGGAGTCGCAGAAATTGTGACATTGGGACAAGCAGATACCCGTAGTCCATTTGAAAAGATTTTAGAATTTGCGGACAGAGCAGAGAGTCTTGGTTTGGCAACCACTAATTTAGATGCACTTATGTTATCATTTCAGCAATTAAATGGTCTTGAAGCAATATTAGAACCGGCCGGTGATGCAATCGCATCATTTTCAAACAAGTTACTAGGTATGCAAATCAAACAAGCAGGAGGCAAAGTTTTAGAAGGTGCTTCCAATGCAGCTGGAGCATTTGGCAACAAAATCGCTTCGGTTTTGGGTGCAGGTGATACCAAAGAACTTAATAAAAGTCCTTTGCAAAAAATACTTGATTTTGCTAATCAAGCACAATCTATTGTTGGAGTTTCTGATGGTTTAGATTTATTATTAACATCATTTGAAAAAATGTCCAACATGGAAACTGTACTAACACGTGCAGCTGAAGCGTTGAAAGTATTTGGAGATGCTTTAATTACATTTGGTGCTGGAGCAGCCAGAGCAACTGGTGGAGGTTTAACTGGTTTTATAGGTGGGTTGTTGGGTCAAGACCAAGAATCACCTGTTGACAAGGTAATCGATTTAATTGCTAAATTAGGTTCAGTTGACATAAATGTAGAATCATTTGAAATGCTTAGTAATTTAAATTTGGGTGGATTTTTAAACAATGTAACCGATGATTTTGAAGACAAAATTGAAATGGTTAGTGATGGGTTGGGTGATTTCTTTAATGTTTTTGAAAGTGTACAACCAACTACAATTGCTTCTATAGAAAGAATATCGGGAGGTTTAACCAAATTATTAAATGGATTATCTCGTTCGTTACCTAAAATAAAAACAAGTGATTCTAAGAATTTAGTAAAAGTTGCTGACGGATTAGATGAATTTTTTAATGCAATGGACGAAGTAAATACATCAAAAATAAAGATATTACCTGAGATTGGAGTTAGCATGATTCCATTCATAACAGACTTCTCTGAACTTCCATTATCATCAATTTCAGAAGACATAAGTTCTATTATGAATGATTTAGGTGACGGTATCTATCAGTTCTTTGATGAACTCGCACCCACTGACTTAACAATATTACCTAACTTGGTAGAAATAAACGCAGGAATAACTCCGTTTATAACTAACTTTGCAACAATTCCATTGTCATCAATTTCAGAAGACGTACACTCAATCATGAACAATGTGGGAGATGGAATTTTTCAATTCTTTGATGAACTCGCACCCACCGACTTAACAATATTACCACATCTCGTAACAATACAACAAGGAATGATTCCATTCTTAAAAGCATTTGCCCAAGCACCACTTCCAAGTGAAGGATTTGATAGCATCTTAATTGATCTTGGTAAAGGTGTAGAGCAATTTGCTGATTATGTAAATGATGGTGAGGCCGGCAAAATAAATACATTCTTTAAACAAACGGGAGCTGCATTTCCAAAATTTATTGAAAGTATGAGTAAGTTGAGTAGCATAGGTGATCTAAGTATAGTAAATAAACTAACAACTTTATCGGACATATCAAATACTTTGAATTTAGAAAATGTAAATAAACTAAAAACATTTACATCTGAGGTAGTTGATGCAATTAATTCATTTGCAGGAATACAGGATCCAGCAGTTGAAGCATTAAGTGCTATAACAAGTGAGTTGTATATGTTGTGTGATGTAATTGAAAAACTTGATGTTGATAAACTCGGTGGTTTACAAAACATAAATCTAGGTGGAGTTCAAACTCCAATTAAAATACCAGCAAGAAAATCCGAGCAACAAATAATAGAAGGTACAATTGGTCCTAAACTTATGATGACTGAAATGGCCGATTTACCTGTGGTTGATGTAGCAGGAGGCTCTTTGCCACCGAGTGATCCATTCGCAACACCTGGTCCATCATTGGCAGATGTATTTTCAACCCCAATCGCCGAGACTCAAGTTCAACAAGTAACCGAGACTGGAACTACATCATTAGCAGATGTATTTTCATCACCTCCACCTGAAATAGTAACAGAGCAAAAACCTGAAATAAGTATTCTTAAAAATGAAAAAATAAAAGATGCTAAAAAAGTAAATGAAATGGTTCAACCTATTGTTGATGTCGTTGGTAGTATTTACACCAAATTTATACCTGACTCTATAAAACAAAAGTTTTCTGATTTTGCTAAAAATGAATACTTCAATTTAGATGAAGATCATTCAATGGAAACATATAAACGGTCACTTGGTGTCAATGAATCTGTAACGAAGAATATTTTAGGTGACATGGGAGTAATGTCTGCAAAAGATGCTTCCACTTTAAATTCAAGTAACGGTAAAATCACCGAAAATGAATTTACTTCATCTATTCAATATGAAAAAGTCGCACAATCGACCGGTTTATTAGATCAAATCATGGCAGGAGTTTTAAGGAAAGAACTACCAACTAAACTTTACGCAGAAGGTCAACTTGTAGGTATAAACACAGACACGAACAGACGGATGTATGAAGATGAAGATGGATTCACAAAAGTAGAAGAAACCACGAATGTTAGTGTAACAGATGTTTCAGATAAACTTGCAAATAATGTCGGGTCTAGAATTAAGATGTTAGACGAAGCAATCATCAATGGCACAACCCTAGAAAATGATTCCTTAAATAAGTTGTTAGAGTCACGAAGACAACAATTGACAGATGAAGAAAGACTTGTAGTTAACAAGACTCAAAGTCAAGTAGAACCCATAAATAATCAAGTACAACCAAGTGCCAACCAACCTACGATTCAAAGTCAAGTAGAACCGATGAATGCTCAATTACAAGAAACTGCTACTGCACCAACAAGTATGCTTACTAAAATTGCAGATTTTACTAACAATTTAATACCCGATTTTAGTTTACTTGATGTATTCTCTGATGTAGATAAACCAGAAAGTTCAACAAACATAGAGTTAAGTGGACTTGATACAATAAGTGTCAAGGGTCATAATATTTTCGTAGAAGAAATTGCAAAGATAGTGGGCAAAGACACACCATCGGTAGAATCAGAAAAAACCGAAGATGGTTCTAAAGTAGTAAAGAAATTAGATGAGTTGATCCTACTTATGAGAAAGGGTGGCATTTCTGTTAACATGGACGGCCGTAAAGTTTCACGTGCAGTAGCATCTGCACATGATCAATAATTGTTATGAAGAAAGTATTAGAAAAGGTTGTAGAAGAAGCAGTTAAAGGTGTAACTGGTATGGGTGGTAGTAACTCAACAAAACCTAAAACTAATTTCAAATATACACCATTTAGATATTCATCGGATAGATTGTCTATTTCAAAGAATACCGAAAAAATATATACTGACAACGGTACAATTTATTGGACCCCACCGAATCAGGAAGATACACCTCGTTGGTCACATTATCATGATAAAGAAAAAGACCAAATGATAACAAATTGGTATGGAAATACCGTAACTCGTGGAGGTGGTCAGATAACTGATTCAGAACAAGTACAAAGACTTACAAAATATCCTAATTTATCACCAAGTTCAAATACAAAAGACAAATCAGACAAAACTATACAACCATTAAAAAACGTATATGCAAATCAAACACAAGGTCAACACGATACTTTTAAAAGTGATATGGAGTTTGCATTAAAACGAAATGGATTAAATTCTGTGGGTATGGTCAACGACACTAAACGAAAAGAAGTAATTGATGCGTATGCCCAAAATAAATCTGAAAATGTAAAACCATTTCTTACCAAAGGTCGTGGGAAATCACAATCAGACTACGAAGACAACGCATCAAAACGATACGAAGATAGATATAAAAATAATCCGAAGTATTTACCAAAGAAGAAAATTCCAGATTACACCTCAGGTCCGAGTATAAAGTATGACGCACATAATAAACTATATTCACTTGATGATGATGTAACGAAACTTAAAACAGAGTTTCAAACTTGGAAAAATTGGGACTTCATTCCGTTTGTTTTACACGACATTGCAAATAAAAAATATCTACCATTTAGATCGTATATAAACTCAGTAAGTGATCAATCGGATGCAGAGTGGCAACAAATACGATATATAGGTCGTGCAGATAATGTACAGATATACAGTGGGTTCACCCGAACGGTGTCTCTTGATTTTACTACTGTGTGTTTTAGTTTAAGTGAACTTCATCCAATGTGGCAACGAATTAATTACTTGGTTGGACTAACAAAGCCTGCCGGATATACATCAGATGACACTTTGCTTGCGTCACCAAAGATTTCCAATTATATAATACCACCATTTTTAAAACTAAATTTAGGTGATATGTATGTAGATCAACCTGTTGTTATGACATCTGTTGCATTGACGATTCCACCTGAAGCTGCGTGGGAACTTACATCTGATAAAGAGAATATGTCAAAAAACTATGACTATTTAAACGGAACTGTTACAACAAATGCCGATGAAAACATTATGGTGGGTCAGTACCCAAATATGGCACAACTTTCTATATCATTTAATTTTCTTGAAAAACGATTACCAAAAACAAACAACAGACATTTTGGACATTATAGAAGTGAAGATGAGCCACTAAACACAAAAATTGAAGATGATAAAGGTGATCCAAGTAAAGGTTTTAACTATAACTTAATTCATCCTGATCCTGCTAACGAAACTCGTAAAGAACAAGAAATTGAAGAAGTTCCTGATATTCCGGAGGAAGAGGATTTAAATGCACCTGATCCCGACCCATTTCAAGGATTTGATAATCCTGCCTGTTCAACATATCCTCCGTCTAAATATTATCGTAGTTCCACTAATGGAAATCTCAAAACAAAAGAAGCATCACGAATTAAAAGTGAACGTGAAGATTGGAAAAATTGTGCGTGTGATCAAATGGCAAAAATGATGGGTCAAGGTGATGCGGATAATGTACCATCAGAAGAAGAAGATACAGGTACCCGTAATTTTTCACTTGCCGATTCAATGGCAAAAGAACGAGGAGGAAATACTTGCACCTGGGATGGAGAGTGTATTTCTCATGTGAACGGGAAAAAAGTACCCGAGGGTATGGACTGCGTTTATACATCAGCATTTGAAGAAGAACCTAAAGAAGAAGAAGATGATATACAGCCACCAAAATGCCCATATCCAGTCGGAGGTGCGGGTGAAACAGATGATGACGGTAGACTCATTGGTCATACACAATCAGAAAAAGAACAAGTTGATAAAAAAGATCCAGCAACCTTATCAAGACTTAAAAAACGAAATTTAGAATATTGGGTAAAAGATGTAAGTGATTTTCTTGCACATAAAATGGGACTTGGAAAAATTGGAAACGGTCCGTATATCTACCAAGATCAAAACTTTAAAGAAAATCCTCCGTTGTCAAAGATAAGACGAGTGTTGAGCAAAAACGAGTCAATAGTAATAGAATTTGATGATAATGGAAATCCTGAAACTTATGCGGGACAAAGGGTATCTAAAGAATGGAAACCTGACTTTAAAATAGATTGTGACGAAGACGATATTCAAGAAATTCGTGAACTTGCTGGACATTATCAACCCGTAATTTATGTTGATGTAAACCAACCATTCAGAATCAAACTTGACTATAATGATAAAAATGCAATTACAAACGACAACTATAATAATGTAAATCAAGTCAAAACTCTTCTTGCGGAATTTGTATCAAAACGAATGAACGATACATTTTCTGCTCCTGGTAATGTAGGAACACGAGGCCTTAAAAAATACGGTGACCTTACACGAAAAGAACACAAAGGTACTGTAATAGAAAATGATGAGTTATATTACATTCCATATGAAGAAGATCGCGACAAAATGATCAAAGGTCATAAAGTGTATCCTGGTACAACAGACTATGTAAATTATGAAGTTAATAACGACGTATCTGATCAATTAAAACTCGGAGAGGGTAAAAAATATGCTGAATTAAAATTTGGATTTTACGCACTTGTTAGTAAAACAAAGGAAAAAATATCAGGTTTAGCTGCCGATAGAAACATTGAGAATGAAATCGCAGATTACATATTTGAACAGTTTTGGTCATTAAATGGTGAAACATTTGGTGGTGGTAGGACATCTGAACTCCAAGGAGCAGGTGGAACTGGAACAGAAATGAACACAGATCAGGAAAAAGCAGATAAATTAGATCGTGATGAAACTCGGTTACGACAACAAGAAATAGAAAGACTTAAACAAAAGCTTTTAAAAATTAATAATTTAACTGCTCAACTTCGTGATCCCAATAAACGTGTATTAGATTATGAACCAATCGGCAACTGGAATCGCTTCCAAAAAGAAAAAATATCAAATAGAATGCAAGATTCACGTTTGCAACAAATTATCTCAGATAAGTGGAATTTAATTACTGATAAAAAATATACATTAATTCAACTTGAAAACTATCTGATAATATTAGAAGGAACAACGGATGATGACATCAGGAACGCAGACGAAAAATATCGTGATCTTGCAAGTGATAGAAAATTGACCAATGCTGATAAATCTGCAATGGAAGAATCTGATGTTGAATCTTTAGAAAATAAAATAAGACAAAAAGAAGCAGAGTTGATCAAATTTAATAAAGAAATAGAAAAAGATGACAGTGCACCTCTTGAACTTGGATATTATTTTGATAATAAATCATCGCAATTACATTTTATTCCTTGGGTAAAGGATCATGTACTTGAAAAAATTGAATTTGTGGATGATGGAAGTAACTCGAATGATGATCCAGAACCTCCTAAAAATATAGTACCCGAACCAAAACCAACGACTGATACACCAACCCCTAACAAAACACCAACTTGGACATGGGATCCTGTAAAAGGTGCTGAAATGTACGAAGTGTATTTTAAAGGAAAAACTGTCGTAACAAAGAAAACTTCTTACACACCAACTGATGACAAAGATAAACCTATAAAATTGAGTTCAGGATTACATACAATTGAAGTAAAAGCAGGTGCACCAAATAAGTCAGGAACAGGAACAGATTGGTCAACAAAAGGAATACATGAAGTTAAAATTGACAAACGAGTAGTTCCACCAAAACCACCAAAGTGTCCGTACAAGGTAGGTAGTGAAGGAGAAAAAGATTCACATGGTAGATTGATAGGATTTGAAGTTGCTGATCCATTTTCAAACGAAATAAGTCAAGTTGACGATGGAATAAAACAAGCAATTGAACGAAACATAAAAATGTGGATCGGTGATGTAATGGCATACATTGTAGCAAAAGAAGATATGGGTAATTTGACTTATCCTGCTGATCCGGATAAAGTATCTTGGTCAACTAATAAGTACGGAGCAGTAACTGTATATGAGCAGAATCAAATGAAATGGATGTATGCGGGAGACACACTAACAAGTTTGGGAGTAAACGGAGAAGATGGCCATCCAACTAGATTGAACGGAGAATATATTGGAAATGAACCTGCTAAATATAAAGGTGAGTTTAATATGGGATGTGGTCCAAACGAAGATGGTTCTGCAAAGGGTGCAGAATCTGCTGATGATCCAGATGAACCATTGAGAGCACCAAATCCACATTCTCAAACTCCCACCGATAATTCAAAACCAATATGGAAATGGTCACCAATTTCAGGAGCAAATAAATACAAAGTAACATTAAGAAAAGTAAAAGCAAGTGCTTCTTCAAGATCATATGGATGGGTTACCGTTGAAGACTATGGAATAATTCAATATTCTGATAAAACTGAAGCAAAACCTTTACTAGCACTTGAAGATGGACTTTATGAAATATCAGTAACCGCAGAAGAATCAAAATCTACTTTTGCGGGTGGTCGTTCTGAGAATGTCGTAATAAGATCATCAGAAGTTGGAACTCATACGGTAGAAATTAAAGATGGTACTTCAATTCCAGCAACACCTACATCTCAATCAAACGAGGGATGTGAAGATGCTCCTAAACCAGTTGAGTTATTTTTATCCGACCCGAGGTGGTGTAAAATTAAATCATCTAAATTTAGCACACAAAAAGATGATGTTAAAAAATTATGGAGAAAAGAAGTGGCAACGTATCTTGCGTGTAAAAAAGGAATTGATGTATCAACTGCACAATACAATTACAGTATTTTCGACGAGGATACAGGAATGTGTATGAAAGTAGTTTTTGACGGAAAAGAAACTGATGTAGCAAATATTGAAGAAAACACATTCATACTAAATAAAGGAAACTCACTTACGGGAGATGAACGTGAAGCATATATAACAATGAAATACATACCAACGTGGAATCCAACCGATTCATACAAATCCCAATACGTCAATGATCCTAAATTAGCAAATTGTCCCGGTGAACGAGCAATAATTTCAAATAAAGTATTTCACAATGGTGTATTATACATTGCACAAACTCGTATATCAATGGGATCAGTTACAACACCACCTGGTCATAGACCAGATGACGTAAATGATAGAACACTTCCTGACAACCTAATGGCATCGCAACAACGTAATTTAAATGGTTACAAAGACGATTACGATCTGAAGATAAAATATCATAAACGTTGGTGGTTGACTGAAGAAGAAACTGCTTTATTAAACGCAGAGGAATCATCAGATTTTTAATTATGAGATACAAAACAATACCAACCAAAACAGACGAAGATGGAAATACCATTGTATCCACTTCTATTTTACCAACCGTTAGAAAAAAAAGTTCTGATACATTCGTATTAATGGTCGAGAAAACCCGATTAGACCACTTAGCACATAAATTCTACGGAAATCCAAATTATTGGTGGATTATAGCATCTGCAAATAATATCAAAGGAACAATGTTTGCTAAATTAGGCTCGCAAATTAGAATTCCACGTGATATAAATATGATAATAGCTGAGTATAACAGAATAAATGGAATTTAATGGACACTAATATTAACACGGAGGATATGAATAGATATCAACGAAAGGCACTCAACAGATGAAGGGTCCTATTAGTTTAGACGGAGATGTAAATGATCAACCAGTTGATTTTGCTATGGAACGGGATTGGGCCCGAGCAAACACTTTACAATTTCCGTGTCGAAATCATATACGTCAATGGGTACGTGAAGAATTTTTAAATCGATGGAGAAATTTTGGTTTAAATTATACACACACTACGGGAGGAGAAGCATCCAATTCTTCGGCAAGAGATTTAGTTGGTGAAGATAAAAATGGAAATCGTTATGCAAATGGTGGATACAGTGCAGTTAAATCTCAAGATACCGATGCACTTGTGGATTGGGATAATAATACATACAAAGGACCAAAAACTTCGTGGGCAAGAGTTGTATCAAGTGCCATTGTGGAAAATCCAATCACGAAAGAGACAATGAATGGATTCGTATTGGGAGGAAACGGAAACTTTCATGATACATACGGATTTGATCGTGGGGATGGAACAAACGGTGGAGGTGGTGAAGCAAATACATTACTTGGATATACAACATCTGGAGAAAACGAAGAACCTAAACGACACGAAATAGAAGAACCTGATTATAAGTTTCGTCCATCTCCTGGATTAACAAGCATAGAATCTGAAGATATAGAACCGGGTAAAAACTTTAGAAAAACCACAATAAATTTCACCTGCTGGAGTCAGGCGCAATTAGATTATTTACAACCATATTTTTTTCAACCTGGGATGACTATGATAGTAGAGTGGGGTTGGAACACATATCCACGTGATTCCTTATTAGACTTATCACCGGATGGATATAGAAAAATTCATCGTATATGGAATAATGAAGAAAGTATAGTTTCAGAAGATTGGAAAAATAACAACGAAGGACCACCCCCACCTGCAGCTTCAACGCATTTAAGAAAGGGTCTTGGTAACTATGGATTTGCAATGGGACTAATTACAAGTTTTAATTATTCTATTCGTGAAGACGGAGGATATGATTGCACAATACAAATTTCATGTATGTCAGAAGTGGGTCAGCAAATACTGAATCAAACTGGAGCCAAACCAAAAAAAGAAAGTAATAAATACATTGATATAAAAACATTTATTAATACCACATTAAGACGTTCATTGATGGGTAAAAATGATGTAGGAGCAACTATTAATGATGGTCTTGATCCAGAAGACCAAAAAATTATGGAAAGTGTAACTGGATCGGGAGGTTCTGTAGACTTAGGAGCAGCTGAACAAGAGGCATATAGAATTGCAAGAGGAAGGTATTTTACTTTCAATAAATATAATTCTGCAAAACCGTTTATGGCAGGAAAATCTAATTCAAATGGTGGAACATACATTACGGTCGGATACTTAATTGATATATTTAATATATTTTTCAGACGAGTAGCAGAGGCAGGTACTCGGATATGTCAATTTTCATGTTATGGTAACAGATGCGTTGCTCATCCTAATATAAAATCTGTTGATGGTAGTGTGCTACTTATACCAAATTCTGTTGCACCTAGATGGAACAAAGAAACATATCACGGTTCAACCGTATCTCGTATAAATTCAGACGGAAGTAAAAAAGGAGGTTCTGGATTTTCTGTTCTTAAAAAAGGAGAAAACGATCATGAACGTGGTGCATACCGAGAAACAACTCAAAATTTTATTGATATACTAAAAAGTATGAATCCTGAGGGAGTTTCTGAGGCAAGGACATTAGAAGAGGCAATGAAAGAAAGTCCACGTGATGACTTGCATCGTATACTTACGGTAAAATCAACATCCGGATACAATTTACAACACTTAGCAAGGCTTGGAAAAGACGCAGAAATCAAAAAAGAATTGACATGGGAAGAAGCTGAAGATACCGTAAAACCGTTTCCGGATTTTCACTCGGATATCAACGAAGGAAATACGATGGGATATTCGGGACGAATTCAGGATTTATATGTAAGTTTAGATACAATTACAGAGTCGTTTGAGAACGGAGACAATGCAACTGCTATTTTACTTGATATAATGAAAAAAGTTTCAACTGCGGGTGGTAATATGTGGAAATTTGCCGTGGTAGGTGATGATGTGAATACATCTTCAAACTCAGTTCTTGGTTTAGTTGATCAAAACTTTTCAGGATCAGAAGCAGTTTTAAATCAGAAAATGGATGCATGGGTATTTCCTTCGCATCGTGGTGATAGTATAGTAAGAGAAATGGATTTGAGTGTAGAACCATCTTCGGAAATGGCATCAATGATAGTGTTTGGTAATATGGATAAGAAAAATGGATTCTTTGCAAAGGAAGATCAAGACTTGATATTACAAGGTGCTGAAAATCCATATGAAAACTACACTAAACAGATTGAAAATATTGATGACAAACCTAAAAATATGGAAGATCCTGAAAAGTACATAGTTGCGGCTTCTAGTAAATATTTTGGTATAGAGAATGCTTCGGAGTCAAGTTGGCCGGTATATCCGTCTACTGATAAAATTAAAGGATCGGATGGAAAACCCGATACAACAATTGGCAAATATGATATGGTTTACTACAAAGACGGTAAACCAATCATCCTAAGAGGAGGAAATCGTCAAGAATTGTTAGACAATATAGAAAAAGCAAAAAAAGAGAAAGCAGAAAGAACTATCCGAACAGGAAAAAATGCAAACATAGAAAAAGAAAAAACCGCATATGCAAGTTCATCTGGAGGTGGGGATATAAAACAACCAAGAACATATCAAATACAAGTAGATGGTGACTTTGTAAATAAGGTAGGAACGAAACAAGGATTAGAAGGATCAACTAATTCAAAAACCTTTAAAGGTAACTTGGTCTTTGAAGCAAATGCTGGTGGAGGTGATACAATTACAAAATATCCTGATAGATTTCCTAAGTATTTAATAGGAAAGGTAATTGATTACGATGATTATGATGGTTTTTGGACTGACGATGTATTTGTAGAATCTGGTCAACTTGAACCTGAAGATAAAAAATATATGATTGTGTCTGCGTCTGTATATCCTGGATCAGATAAAACTGAATATCCATATTTAGTTCATTTACAAGAACTTAAAGGAGAAGAAACGGGATTAAATGAGGGTGCATTGCAAACATATCACGCAACAAAGAAAAGACATGGAAACGATGATTTTGAAGATAAATTACCAGACCGACTAAAAAAACATATAAAAGACAACAATTTATCCACAGACTACCTAGATAAACAAGAACTATTAACATACCACGGTGCGAACGGTACCGACAAAGACGGATTTAGCAAAAATATGTCAGTTACACGATCAAGCATTAAAATACACGATGATTCATATGGAACAGACAAAAATGATTTTGAAATCCAAATTGAACTTGTAGATACAGATGTTAGTCGAATGAAAAAATTCTGCGAATCTGATCCAAATCCACATAATAATGTAATTAATAATATGCCACTTCCGGGTGTAGACCTTTCAATAACATTAGATGGCATCGAGGGATTGCGATTATATGATACATTTAATTGTGCGGGTGTTCCTGTTAAATATTTCAATAACGGAATATTTGCAATTACGGGTGTAAAGCACACTATCGGAGATGGTGATTGGTCAACTACAATAGAATCACATTATTATCCGGGTTAACAATATGAAAAACGAAGATGAAAACATTTACATGAATAGTTTATATTCTGCTCTTACAAAAAATCGTGGGAAACTAGATGGTATTATTTTCACACATCCAATTTCAAAGAAACCAAAAATTTCTGACATAAATTACGAAAATGAATATATTCAAAGGTATTTTGTTAAAAAACGAAATTCAGAAACATCTACTATATACGAAGTAGATTTGAATCAATTTAACACCATACAAAAAAATCCATTTTATTTATGCATTACAATTTTGTGGAAAATAAAAGGAAAACTTGAAACAACTGATACACAAGATGGTAAAATCCTCGGAGTTAGAGAATTTAATTTAAAGTCTATTTCCAAAGCCACCAAACGTATTACGGGTATATCTTTAGTTTTGAATAATCCACTTGAATTTTATAGAGATATATAATATAATATCTTTATATATGTTTATAGAAACTCCTACAGATGCAAAGAATTTACTTTCTTTGTTAAATGAATACTCTAGTATCATTAATGTGTATTATACCAAACCAAATACCCATGTATGCAAAAACTCACCTCTTGCACTGATGGTAAATGTAAACGATAAATATTACATAGTTTCGTTTGAACATCCAGATTCGGTAAATATCCCAAATGATTTTCTTAATTTAATTTTCAAGTCAACGGGAAAGAAGGTAATTTTTGACAGAAAAAAATTAAAATATCATGTTGATGAGATTAAAAACTCACATGATGCTATGGTTTGTTCGTATTTATCATCTAAAGTTGAAATTAGTAACACTTATGTAGATTCTAAAGTAAGCGATTTTAGATCAGTCCCTATTATGGTTTTATTGAAGCATTTTAAAAAGTTGTGCTATTCAATTGGTGACATCAGATATGAACCCAACTTACTTAAATATGAAAACGATTTTTCTTGTGCATTGTATGATATAGAGAAAAATGGAATGTATGTTGAAAACTTTAAATTGGGTAAACAAACTCTTGTGGATAAAAATAAATTAGTTTTTAGTCAATATAATATGATGACTCCAACGGGTCGTCCAAGTAACGCATTTGGTAATGTTAATTACGCTGCATTGAACAAAAAGACGGGTCAACGAGATTGTTTTACAAGTAGATTTGGTGACGATGGATTGTTGATTATGGTTGATTATGAAAGTTACCATCTGAGATTGTTGGCAAACTTTCTTAATTATGATCTACCCAAAACGTCTTTACATGAATATCTTGGAAAACTGTATCATGGAAAAGATGAATTAACCGAAGAAGAATACGAACTATCTAAAAAAATCACGTTTAATTTAATATACGGTGGAATTACAGATGATGTAAAGAACAACGTACCGTTTATGAAACGAATATCAGAATATGTAGATTCGGTTTGGAATTTTTACAATAAAAACAGTTATGTTGAAACCTGGTATTATAAACGAAAAATTGCTTCTGTATTCTTTGGTGACAAAATTAATTCATATAAAGTGTTTAATTACTTACTACAATCAGCAGAAACTGAAAAAAATTGCGAAGTCATATTGAAACTAAATAACTATCTTAAAACATCAAAGTCAAAAATGATACTTTATACATACGATGCTTTTTTATTTGATGTGCACAAAAGTGAGTTCAAGTTAATTAAAGAAATGCAACCTATAATTACATCAAACGATAAGTATCCTGTTCGCACATATATGGGTCGTAACTACGGTGACATGAAGCAAATTTAAGTTTTGAAATATAAATAAGATATTTATATCAAAAGGTTATATTTTATGAAAACAAAACTACTTTGCACATTTACTGATATGCATTCTTATGATGCAGAATTAGAATCGATAAAGAAATATTACGATATTGTGTTTGATAAGATTTTTATACTACAGGATATAGATGATTTAAATAGTTTGATGTTGACATATAACATTAATCAAGATACATTTAATACTAGTAATTTTTACAAAAATACAATAAGTGTCCACCGGAAAAAAGATTCAAATACTCTATATACAATTAACTCATTAAATGCTTTGATAAAAAAACTTAATAATGGCATATTAAATAACAACTTTGTTATAGACTGGAACCTGTATAAAAATAAAATACTACTTGTAGATGGTGATTCGTATCGTGAAGTCAGCACCCGTCTGTATAATATTAAAAAAGTTTAAAAAATAAGTTGACTACTAATTCAAAATAAAATAAGGTAATGGTTATGGAAAATAAAAAACGACAAAAACAAAATAAGGAAGACAGAGTAAGCACCCTCGAATCCTTGATAAAGTCTGATAACGAAGATGCAGTAAATACATACGAGTCTTTAAATTGGACCGGTACATTTTGGGATTATATCGCAATGATAGAACAAAATCCAAGTGTTGCGAGAAACTCATACCAAAGACTTTATGATATGGTAATGTCACATGGAACAGAAGAGTTCACATACTGCAAACGCAAGCACGTTAAGTATAAATTTTTTGAAGGTCTTGGTGACATTTCCATTTATGGTCTTGAAGAAAATCTAATGGAATTTATGGACATATTAAAAAGTGCAAGTCGGCATTATGGTCCAGAAAGACGAGTTATTTTGCTACACGGACCAGTCGGTAGTAGTAAGTCAACAATCGTAACTGCCCTTAAAAAAGGTCTTGAGGCATATACACAAACAGACGAAGGTGCTTTATATTCGTTCAGTTGGAAACTCACCGATAAAGACGGAAACGACACTGTAGTTCCATGTCCCATGAATGAAGAACCTTTAAAACTTCTTCCTGATGATATTCGTAATCAAATTATAGATAATCTTAATGCATCACGTGATGCAGATGACTATAAGATAAAATTAGATGGTGCACTGAATCCAGTTAATGAGTTTTACTATAACCAACTCATGGAACTACATGGTGGTGATTATCGTAAGGTACTAGACCATATTGTTATACGTCGTGTGACTATATCCGAAAAGAATCGTGTCGGTATCGGTACTTTTCAACCAAAAGACGAAAAATCACAAGATGCAACCGAGTTAACAGGTGATATTAATTATCGCAAGTTAGCAGAATACGGAAGTGAAAGTGACCCCCGTGCATTTGATTTTGATGGTGAATTTTTAGTATCAAATCGTGGACTTATAGAATTCCAAGAAATTCTTAAACTTCAAACTGAGTTTTTATATGATTTGTTGGGTGCTACTCAAGAACATCGTGTTAAACCACGTCGTTTTAATCAAGTACCCATTGATGAAGTTATTCTTGGTCATACCAATAATGCTGAGTTTGAGAAGTTAACAAATAACAAATTCATGGAAGCACTTCGTGATAGAACTATTAAGATTGATATTCCTTATCTTTTGAAAATTGATGAAGAAAAGAAAATATATGATCACTTCTATAATACAAGTACCGTAAACAAGCATATTGCTCCTCATACAACTTATTTGGCTGCACTATTCGCAGTTGTAAGTCGTTTAGAAGAAAGTTCCAAGCAAGATATGAGCATCATTCAAAAAGCAAAACTTTACAATGGTCAAAGTGTACACGGATTCACGGATGAACACGTAAAAGAAATGCAAGATGAATCACCAAAAGAGGGATTATATGGTGGAGTATCAGCACGATTCATTCAGAATCAATTTTCTAATGCAATCGTTAATCCAAGAATGGGTGCTAAAAGTCTAAATCCATTTATGTTGTTTGCACAAATTCGTGAGGGACTTAAAAGTTATAGTGGATTCAATAGTGAAGACGATAAAAAGAATTTGATGGAACGTCTCGAATCAGTTGAAAAGGAATATGATAGAATTGTGAAACGAGAAGTACAACAAGCACTTAGTAGCAGTGAAGAAGCAATAAAAGCAACTTGCACCAATTATATTGATAACATCGTTGCGTATATTCAAGACGAAAAGGTTACAAACCAAGTTACTGGTAAAGAAGAAGTTGCCAATGAACAACTTATGCGTAGTATTGAAGAAAAGATTGGTATTTCCAATGGCATGAAGGACGATTTCCGTAGAGAAATTATGAATTACATGGGTGGACTTGCCGCCAAGGGTAAAGAGTTTAAATACGACTCTAATGAGCAGTTATACAAAGCACTTGAAAAGAAGTTGTTTGAAGATACTAAAGATAGCATTAAGTTATCGGCTCTTGCTCAAGATACTGCAACTGTTGTTGACAAAGAACTTCTTGAAAAAATTGATGCATTAAAGCAACGTCTTATTACTTCATTTGGATATGACGATGATAGTGCTTCGGATGTTCTTACCTATGTTGGAAGTATTTTTGCGAGAGGTGATGCAGACGAAGACGAAGATTAATAGTCAACGAATACATCATTATGCCATCACGTAGAATACGAGAAGACCACGGTGAATACAGAGATATCGTCAAAGGAAACGTTGACGAAAAACTCAAAAAACACATTAAAGGTGGTCAACGAGTTACACGAAGAGGAAAAGACTTTGTAGTAGTTCGTGTTCCTCATGTAGAACTTCCAAGTTTTCGTTACGGACAACCTTCTGATGGAGGTGGTATCGGTAACGGAGAAGCAGAAGTAGGAGACGAAGTAGGAGAAGGACCTCCCCAAGGTCAGGGACAAGGTGGACAACCTGGTGAAGGTGGAGAAGGTGAAGGAGAAGGTCACGAAATTGATGTAGGAATCAGTATGGATGCTTACTTTGATATGATCGGTGAAGAACTTCAATTACCGAATCTACTTCCCAAGGAAAATGGGGAAATGGTCAAAGAAAAAATAAAGTGGAATCGTATTGCAAAGGTTGGAAACAATAGTTTGCTTCACAAACGCAAAACACTCAAAAATGCTTTCAAACGATTAATTTCATCAGAAGATTACAATCCAGACGATTTATCCAACTTTTATCCAATTAAAGATGATAAAGAATTTAGAAGTTGGAGTTCAGTTGAAGTACCTGATACGAATGCAGCCATATTTTTTGTATCAGACATCTCTGCAAGTATGGACGAACCAAAACGTGCATTGATTCGTGAACTATGTTGGTATCTTGATAACTGGGTTCAACGATTTTATCAAGAAACTCAAGTAAAATATATTGTACACGATCATCATGCCCAAGAAGTTGATCAAGAAAAGTTTTACAAATACAAAAGTGGAGGTGGAACACAAATTAGTAGTGCATTTCATTTAGTCAACGATATTGTAGAAAAAGCATTTCCATTGAACGAATGGAACATTTATGTATTTTATTTAAGTGATGGGGAGAACTTTGGTTCTGATAATGATTTGTGTGTTGATTATTTAACAAAAATGCAAACATATGCAAATCTTATTGGAATTACAGAAGTAAAGGCAATTAGAAGTTGGGCAACATTTTTACCACATATTCAATCTAAATTAACAAGTGGAGAACTTGATCCAAAAACAATAGTAACTGCCTCGATGGACTCACAAGCAGATGTATTTAAAACATTACAAAAACTGCTGACACCTGCGGGCGAAGAAGTACCTTTTTAATATTATGGGAATTGCATGGGAAGTAGATAGTTTAAACGAAGGAGTGTGTCCAGAGTTGGCAGCTCTTATACCTGAATGCCTAAAGGCGTGTTATGATAATGGACTTGATCCGTATCCGTTGTGCATTGAAGAATTTGATGCAGATGAAATTGTAGAGATTGCGGCGTATGGTGGATTTCCTGTTCGTTATCCTCATTTTAATTTCGGACAACAATTTGAACAACTTCATCACCAGTATCACTCTGGTATGGGTAAGATTTACGAGATGGTTGTAAATACCGATCCAACTTATATGTACCTTCAACGAAACAATCCTATCGTTGATAATTTAACGGTTGTTGCACACGCAACTGCACATAGTGATTTCTTTAAGAATAATATTATGTTCAAACACACGAATCGTAATATGATGAATGTGATGGCAAATCATAGTGATAAAATTCGTATGTATATGGATCGGTTCGGTCGCAAAAAAGTTAAAGACTTTTTGAACGCAGCTCTTGCTATTGATGATTTAATTGATCCATCACTTTGTTATCGTGAAAGTAATTTAAAGAAAGCAACAAAGTTCAACTTTGAAGACCGTCAACCACGTGAACACGTTTCTCGTATGGAAACGAAAGAGTATATGCAGAAGTATGTCAATCCTGCACATTACATTGAAAAGCAAAGACGGGATAGAGAGGAACGTGCAAAGTTAGCAGAAAACAAATTTCCTCTGCGACCTGAACGAGATATTATGTTGATGATTATCAATCATTGTCGTTTAGAACCTTGGCAACAAAACATTCTCAGTATGATTCGTGATGAATCTATTTATTATCGTCCACAAGGAATGACAAAAGTTCTTAACGAAGGTTGGGCAAGTTATTGGGATTCTTATATCATGGCAAGTTGTAACTTTGCCGGAGACGAAGGAATTTTTGATTATGCAAAACACCACGCAGGAGTTCTTGGTGGAAAGTACAATATGAACAATCCATATAAACTTGGAAACACTTTATTGCGTGATATTGAAGACCGTTGGAACAAAGGAAAGTTTGGTAAAGAGTACGAAAATTGCGACAATGGAGATGAAAAAAGATATTGGAATAAACACCTCGGTCTTGGTCGTGAAAAACTTTTTGAAGTTCGTGAGATGTACAACGATGTAACATTTCTTAATGAATTTTTTACACGTGATTTCTGTGAAAAATATGAATATTTTGAATACGCACTTGATAAATCAACCAACAAATATGTGGTTGTGAGCAAAGATCACAAAAAAATAAAAGAAAAATTAGTTGAACGTCATGTTAATATGGGAAGACCTGTTATTTACATGGAGAACATGAAATATAAAAATACAGAAATTTTACTCAGACATGATTTTGACGGAAGACCACTAGATACCAAATATGCTACAGGTACTATGGCATATCTGCACGAAATTATCAAAAAACCAATTAATATTCTTACATATGATGTAGAATCGGAAGGGTATGGAACAGAAAAAGAAACCGTTGAGGTTGAAGTTCGTTATCGTTACAATAATGGAGAAATGAAACGTTACGAAGGTGGTAAAGTTTGATAAGTGAATCCAAGCACAAATCAAATATATCATTTAGATAATTTAGATTTACTTGGTAGAATAGATACCGAGTCTATAAATTTAATTTATTGTGACATTTTATACGGAACGGGTAAAAAGTTTAAAGACTACCATGACTTAGAACCTGATCATAATGTAATTTTATCTCACTATGTTCCTCGTCTGAATGAAATGAAACGAGTGTTAAAAAACAACGGAACAATTTATTTACAAATGGATTTACGTATAGTCCACTGGATTCGTATGATTATGGACAATGTGTTTGGATACAAAAATTTTAGAAATCAAATAGTGGTAAAATTCAATATCGGTGGAAGAGGTAAACGAGAGTTTGCAAAAAAACACGACTACATTGTGGTGTATACAAAGTCCGATGAATTTATTTTCAATGACCTTGATATAAGAGTTCCGTATAAATCGGTCATTAGCAAGAAGCAAGATAGACCAAACATTACTGAGGAAAAAATTAAAAATTGGAACGATACCACAAATGTTTGGGATGATATTCCATCAGGACTGAAAGTTAAGAAGGCAACTGATTATTATAGTGAGAAGCATCCTAAGATTTTAGAAAGAATCATTAAAGCAAGTAGTAATGAAAATGATGTAGTTGCTGATTTTTATTGTGGCAGTGGAACTACATTTGCAGTTGCCAAGTCTTTGAATCGCAACTTTATAGGATGTGATATCAATGCCGATGCCGTGCGAATTTGCAACGAACGATTGAGTAAAAAATAATTGATTTTTTTGTCTTGAAACCGACATAAAATTCAAGTAAAATATATTTATATATAGTAATTAAAATTGACTAAATACTAATTAAAAAAATGGATAATGAATCAAAAAAATACGATGCCTACGGCATTCGGTTGGAAGTATTAAAAAACGCAAAAGAGATGGTTTGGGACTCTTGGCATATGGAAAACAATGAAGCAAAAGATAATGCTACATTTGATAAAATTCCATACGAAATCCCACCACTTCCAACTACGCAGGATGTATTGACAACTGCAGCTGAATTTTACGATTTCGTTGAAAATCACGGAAAAAATTCTTAATAAATATAATTCTTATTGACTAATGTCGATGTGAATAGTATTATATTAAGAATATTATTAAACAATAAAAACAATAAAAACTAAGGAATAAAAAATGGCAATTGACCTAGACAAAATCAAAGCAAAACTTACGAACCTCTCTCAGAGTAACAATCGTAAGAATTATCAATGGAAACCCCAACCTGGCAAGCAACAGGTTCGTATCGTGCCTTACAAGCATCAACCAGATAATCCGTTTATCGAGTTGTTTTTCCACTATGGAATCAACAATCGGACTTATCTGTCTCCCAAGTCATTTGGTCGTCCTGACCCAATCGTAGAGTTTGCAGAAAAGTTGACTCGTAGTGGAGATAAAGATGATTATCGCATGGGACGTTCCCTAATGCCAAAGATGAGAACTTTCGTTCCGGTCATCGTTCGTGGTGAAGAAGCAGAAGGAGTTCGTTTTTGGGGATTTGGTAAAGAGGTTTACCAAGAACTACTAGGTGTCATCGCAGACCCCGATTATGGAGACATTACCGACCCAACCAACGGAAGAGACATTACAATTGAATTTCTTTCTGCTGAAGAGGCTGGTCGTTCATTTCCAAAGACAAACATTCGTGTTAAACCCAACACATCACCTGTATCCGAAAACAAAAATATTGCGGATGGAGTTGCTAACAATCAAGCAGAAATTACTGAAATCTACCAAGAACTCAGTTACGATGATTTGAAAGAGGCACTTGAAAAGTGGGTGAGTGGAGAATCTGAAGAAGATGCTCCTCCTGCTGAATCGGTATCTTCCGATGAAGTGGTTGTTGAAGAAACACAGACAGAAGTGAAGCAACCAACGGTTGCAAGTGCAACTTCTGAACAAAGCAAACCAAACGCAACTTCTACTGAAGACGTAGAGGCTGCTTTTGAAGAGTTGTTTAAGTCTTAAAGAAGTAACTAGAATTATGCGTGTGGTGGGGGCAATCCCCTCACCACACTAGTTCACAAAATAGAAATTATTAAATATGGCAAAGAAAAAAGAAGTAAAAGCAACAAGCAAGTCCGATGATTTAGCAAGTGTACTTGCAGATAGTTTAAATACTGCATATAAAGACGAAGGTAAAGTTGCCTTCTTTTTAAGTGAAGGTGATGATCCGTCACTTATATCTGATTGGATATCAACAGGTAGCAGTCTTCTTGATCTTGCTATTTCTAATCGTCCCAACGGTGGAATTCCAACAGGACGAATCACAGAACTAACTGGACTTGAACAAAGTGGAAAAAGTTTAGTATCTGGGCACATTCTTGCGGAAACTCAAAAGAAAGGGGGTGTTGCGGTATTAATAGATACCGAGACAAGTGTTTCAGTTGAGTATTTAAAAGCAATCGGTGTTGATACTGAAAAGTTATTGTATGTTCATGTTGATACGGTAGAAGATATTTTCGCAACGATTGATAACATCATCGCAACTATTCGCAAAAGCAACAAAGATAAACTTGTAACGATTGTAACAGATAGTGTATCAGCTGCGTCAACTAAAATTGAAATGGCGGCAGATTATGCAAAAGATGGTTATGCAACAACCAAAGCAATTTTAATTAGTAAAGCAATGCGTAAGTTGACTTCAACAATTGGAAGACAAAAAATCGCATTGGTATTTACTAATCAACTCCGACAAAAAATGGGAGTTATGTTTGGTGATCCGTGGACAACGAGTGGTGGTAAGGCAATTGCGTTTCACGCAAGTGTTCGTATTCGTCTGAAAAGCATGGGTCAAATTAAAAAAGGTGCAACCACAGAAGTTATCGGTGGAAAGTGTGAAGCAACTATTGTAAAAAATAGAATGGGTCCTCCGCAACGAAAAGCATCATTTGAAATTTATTTTAATCGTGGTATTGATGATATCGGAAGTTGGATAACAACTTTAAAAACTCACAAAATTTTAAAACAAGGTGGTGCATATTATTCATTCACAGACTCTAAGGGAAAAGATTATAAGTTTATGGCAAAGGAGTTCCCTGAACTGTTGAAAGATGAAGACTTAAGAACTGAACTATACACACACATCTGTGATAATCTCATCATGGAATATCAATCAGCAAATAGTGTTATAGATGAAGATGTTGAGTTCACAGATAACGCTGAAATCGAAGATGCGGAACTAGCATCTGTTTCAAATGAGCAATAATAAAATATTTAGTTTATTTCAAGAATTTTCAGAAGAGCAAAAAGCTGAGTTAGACGCAGATAGAACAATAAACTCCGATGCTCTTTTAATTGATGGTATGAACACATTTATGCGTGTTTGGAGTATGTATCCGACCACGAACGATAATGGAGATCATATAGGTGGTTACACAGGATTTTTAAAAAGTATAGGTCATGCAATACGACTTAGAAAACCAACACGGTGTATTGTTGTATTTGATGGAAAAGGTGGTTCTGCCCGTAGGAGAAAACTTTTTCCGGACTATAAAATGAAAAAGAATGTTCGGTTTCGTGTAAATCGTGCGTTAAGTTTGGACTTAGATCAAACAGAAGAATCGAGTTCAATGAAGTATCAGATAGTTAAATTGATACAATATCTTAATATGCTTCCTGTTACTACAATATGCATGGATAACGTAGAAGCAGACGATGTTATGGCGTTATTGGCAAGATCATATTTTAGTGGTCTTGGGAAGAAATGTACAATAATGAGTACTGATAAAGATTTTCTTCAGTTAGTAGACGATGATGTAACTGTTTATAGTCCTACTAAACGAACTGTGTATACACCTGAAAAAGTATCACATGAGTACGGAATACACCCCAATAATTTTTTATTGTATAGAACTATTGATGGAGATCGGGGTGATAACATAAACGGAATAAAAGGTGTTGGTGAAAAAAAACTCAAAACTGCATTTCCTGAACTCGCAAACAACTTGAAATTGAAAACAGAAGATTTAATAAAAATTTGTGAAGACAAACAAAAGCAAATGCCTTTGTATAAAAATTTTCTAAAAGAAGATAATCAACAATTGCTAAAACGAAATTATGATTTAATGCAGTTGGTTGATAGTATTCTTCCTGCAAGTATGCAAACAAAGATATTTGATCATGTAGATTCTCCTGTAACTGAACTTAATAAATTTGAATTTAGTAAAAAGTTTGCAGAAGACCAACTTTGGGCTGCGTTTCCCAATCACCATAACTGGCTTATGGAAACATGGACCGTTTTGAACAACTATGCAATTACAAGTAATTCATAGTTTTTTTATAAATAGACTTGATTCATCTGGGATCATCTGATAAAGTTTATTAAATATGACGGAGACTAATAATAATAATGTAGATACCTTACAAAAGTTTGGTACTGCATTTCAAAGTAAAACAATTCGTGCTTTAATTGATGATAAAAAATTCTTGGACAGAACACATGATATCATTGAAACAGAGTATTGGGAAAGTGAAGCACATAAATGGATTGTTGATGAGATTTTAACGCATCATCAAAAATACAAAAAGACTGCAACATTAGATGTATTTAAAATTAAGTGTGATGATGTAGGAATTGATTCATTAAAGGCTGCAATTGTAGATCAACTAAGAAATATATTTACACAAGTTGATTTAAATGATACAGAGTTTGTTAAAAACGAATTTTTAGACTTTTGTAAAAATCAAAAGTTGAAAAATGCAATTATGCAAAGTGTTGACTTTCTTAAAGGTGGTCAATATGATTCAATCAAACGAATTGTTGATGACGCATTAAAAGCGGGAACTGCACGTGATATGGGTCACGATTACGCACGTGACATTGAACTTAGAATGTCAGAAACTGCCCGTGACACGATAGGCACAGGGTGGGACGTAATTGATGATTTAACAAACGGAGGTTTGGGACCAGGAGAACTTGGTGTTATTATTAGTAGTGCCGGTGGAGGAAAAAGTTGGTGCTTGGCATCACTCGGAAAGTCAGCAATGCAAATGGGTAAAAATGTTTTGCATTATACAATGGAACTTAACGAGTGTTATGTAGGTCTTCGTTATGATAGTTGTTTTACTGGCATTCCATTCCAAGACATAATGGAACACGAAGAGAAAGTAAAAAATGTTGTAGCAAACATTAAAGGAAAACTTCTTATTAAAGAATATCCAACAAAAAGTGTGGGAGTCAGTACAATTCTTGCTCATGCAAGTTTAGCAAATACAATGGGATATCCTGTTGATATGGTTGTGATTGATTATGCAGATATTTTATCTCCTGGTAATCACGGAAACAATGCCAACAGTTATGTTGAGCAAGGAGGAATTTATGAGGATCTCCGAGGCCTTGCGGGCGAACTCGGAGTACCTGTGTGGACTGCATCACAAGCAAGTCGTTCATCGTTAGAAGATAATATCATTGAAGCACAAAAAGTTGCGGATAGTTATCGGAAAATAATGACGGCAGATTTCGTGATAAGTTTATCAAGAAAAGCAACTGACAAAGTCAGTAACACAGGTAGATTTCATGTCATTAAAAATCGGTTTGGACCCGATGGTTTGACATTTCCAAGTAGAGTTGACACGTCTTCGGGTGTTATTGAAATATATGATGAAAAAAGTACAAAGGGTGCGGAAATAATGGTGGAAATGAATGATTCTGATAATGGCGCAAAGAATCTTTTAAAATCCAAGTACGACCAAATGAACAATAAAAAATCATATAATAACGAAGATAGTGTTGATATTGGTTAAAAAATTCTGTATATATAGTATGTATTTTTGCAGGGAAATTTGCAAAGATATTTTCTATAATTAAATTATAATGTTAATATAAAATTCTAACAAAAGGTTACAAGTGAAAGTTAAAAAACGCAATGGTAGACTCGAAGACTTTAATGTTGATAAAATCAACGAATGTGCGAACCGTGCCGCCAAAAATTTAGATAACGTAAGTGCAAGTGAAGTATTAATTGATGCCAAAATAAAGTTGTACGACAAAGTTACAACGGTAGAAATAGACAAATCACTTATTATGAGTGCGAGGTCTAAAATTGAATTTGAACCCAATTATGCTTATATGGCTGCGAGAATGCTTCTTAATACAATCTATAAAGAAGTATTTGGAGAAGGTGTGGATAGTGATGCATTTGAACTTCAATATCGTAAAAGTTTCATTACCAATATGCGTAGATTAGTTCGTGAAGAAATTCTCAACGAAGAGTTACTTGAAAGTTTTGATTTACGTGAATTGAGTGATAAACTCAATATTGAACGAGAAAAAGATTGGAAGTATCTAGGTATTCAAACAATTTATGATCGGTATCTTTTGCATATAGAAGGACGTCGCATGGAAACTCCACAAGCAATGTGGATGCGTATCGCAATGGGTCTTGCGTTGAATGAGAAACCAGAAGACCGTCAAGCATACGCATTAAAGTTTTATGAAACTCTTAGTTGCTTTGATGTAGTAAGTTCCACACCAACTTTGTTTAATAGTGGAACGACTCATAGTCAACTTAGTAGTTGTTATTTAAATACATTTGATGATTCTATTGATGGAATTTTTGATGGCATTTGGCAAGAAGCAAGAAAAAGCAAATTCGCAGGTGGTCTTGGATTTGATATTACCAACTTTCGTGCAAGAGGAAGTTACATCAAAGGAACAAACGGAATCAACCAAGGACCTGTATACTTTTGGAAACTTTACAATGATATGCTCGTTGCAGTAAATCAAGGTGGAAAAAGAAAAGGTGCAGGATGTGCATATCTTGAAACATGGCATTCTGACATTGAAGACTTTTTAGCATTAAGAAAAACTGTAGGTGATGACAGAATGCGTTGTCACGATATGAATACTGCAAATTGGATTCCTGATTTGTTTATGAAACAAGTTGAAGCAGATGGACCTTGGTATTTGTTTAGTCCCAATGAAGTTCCTGAATTACACGAAATCTTCGGTGAAGCATTTGAAACAAAATATTGGGAATATGTTAAAAAAGGTCAAGACGGAGAATTGAATGTTTTCCGTGAACTCAAAGCAAAAGACCTTTGGAAGAAAATGTTGAAAAGTATTTTTGAAACTGGTCATCCGTGGGTAACTTTCAAAGACCCAAGTAATATTCGGTATAGTAATCAGCACGTAGGAACGGTACATAGCAGTAATTTGTGTACAGAGATTCTTCTGCATACCAAACCAACTATTCACGCAGATGATGGCACACGCACCGTTAAAGAATACGGAGAAACTGCAACTTGTAATTTGGCAAGCATCAATTTGAAACGACACGTAGGTGTAGATAAAAATGGTGAAAAATTTATTGATTATGATAAATTAGAAAAAAGCACCAAAATGGCAATGCGTATGTTAGATAATGTTATTGATCTAAATTATTATCCAACCGAAGAAGCACGTAAAAGTAATATGACTCATCGTCCTGTAGGATTAGGAACAATGGGTTGGCATGATATGTTTTATGAGTTTAATGTAAATTACGGAAGTGATGATGCAATTCGTATTTCCGATGAAATTTATGAAAACATTTCTTATTTTGCAATTGAATCTTCGTCTGATATGGCAGTAGAAAAAGAAACTTACGAATCATACACAGGAAGTCTTTGGAGCAAAGGAACATTTCCGATTGATACTTGGAAAGAGGTTATGAAACTTCGTGGAAATT